TGTTTTGAGATACTGTGAGTTAATGGAAATAAACGCGTACCGTTACCACCAGCTAAAATTATACCTTTTCTTGCCATATTATTTTCTTTGTAATACCGAGCAATTGAGACGAATATAATATTCTTCATCCCCGAAATCAAAGTCAAAATCTCTCTTTGCTTTATTATTGTCTAATACGCAATTACTTCTATTTGCTTTAATAGGTAAATCTTCATATGGTACAAACTTCCAATTATCATTCTGCAAACCATACTCTGCCATAATCTCTGTAACCTCTCTTGTTGTAAGAGTCTTATTATGTACTGCGTTGTATATACCTGGTTTAAAATTCTCTACTACTACTTCAATAAACTGGCATAATCTAACTACATCAGTTTTACTATTCTTATAGTCAATAATATTATCATATTTGTTTAATTTAGTAAGTAAATTTTTATGATCAGCATTACTAGTAACCGGCATTCTAATACGAATTGTATTAGTAAAGTTATTATCTAGCGTTAACTCACATGCATGCTTTGTCTTACTATAAAAGCTTGACTCGCTGTTATACATACCAAAATTCGGTTCATCTTCTTCTGTATAGTCTTTATCATAACCGGTATAAATACAACCAGAACTTACATTGATAAATTTAACACCTGTTGCTTTGCAAACACTTTCAATCGTTTTTGGTAACTTAACATTTAAGTCAAAGCATTCAGCTTTTCTTAACTCACATTCATCTACATTAGGACTACCAGTAAAACCAGCTGTATTAATAATAACGTCGTATCCTACACCAGCTACTTGATTTACAATTTTATTGTATAAGATGTTATCATCTGAATAATCTAACTCTTCACGAGAGTAACAATCGACTGAATGATCAGAACCGTTAAGATATTTAACAAGATATTCAGATATAAAGCCTTTAGCCAATATTAATAATTTCATACATATATTATATCATATAATATACGAAAATCAATGCTGGTTTTTCATTGAAGACATAAAATACTGCTGCATATAATGTGATAACGCATCAGCTTCCATATCTGTCTTAGCATAAAATATCGGTGCTATCGCATTATCATTAAGATCGTATCCCATAATAATAAAACTCTTCATAAACTCCGAGCAAGTCGAAGTCATCGCTTCAATAGTTTCTTCATCCTTTTTAATACTGCTACTCTCAGTTATAATTGTCCGTAGAGCTTCTCTGATAACATTTTGTATATCAGTATTAGTTGTATTAGTTATATCTACTGCAGAAAGAGAGATAGACTCAATTTTTACCTTTTTAGGTATACCTCTCTTTTTTGGAGTGCTATCATCCATATACTTACTTAATCTTACCAAATGGATTTTTTGATGCGTCATTATTAACTCCCTTTTCAATGAGAGTAGTAACTATGGATTCGATGCTATCGGTTTTATGGAAAAATCCACGATTAAAATTATTACCACCATCATCAAATTCAAATAAAACTTCATTTAAATTATCCTTATTATGATGACATGTAAGATATACAGATGAACCACCTGGATCAATTAACACTGTCCATCGTCTGGGGTCTATATTACTATAGGCATTAAACATTTTAAAAACAACGAAGCCGTTATCCTTTAATCTTTTTATAGTATATCCAGCTGTCTTAACTTTATTGCTAATCCGCTTGACCTTTAACTTACCCTCTTGGTTTAACATATACTAATTAATTAGGGCTGATACTATATAAATCAATGATACATTACCCTTTTTTATATTACAAGTAATTATTCCCATGTCTTGATTAATTTTAAACTCAACTTCTCTACTACCACTAAAGCTTAGTAGTCTAAACGATTCAAAATTTAATGCAAGTGGTTTCGTTAATGGATCTCCCTCATACTCTTTACTTAACACACATACAAAATTGTCGGTATTATGCCGGCTCTTATCTCCTAACTCTCCAGAAATATTGCCGTCGTCTTCAAATATATACAACTTCGAAGTCTCGGTAGTAAAAGAACTACCTTTATATAGCATATTTAAGTTAGCTTCGGTAACATTAAATGCCGTCTTAAACTCAAGCTTATAAATTTTATTAACATTAATATTAGGTAGTTTAATAATATTATCATCTAAAATATGATATCTAAACTTATAACCATCTTTACTATATGATATATTATTACTCTTAATATCAATATTAATTTCAGTTGCTGGTATAATCTCTAAAACTCTAACTAGTTTTTTAATATCTGGTATATTAAGAGTAATACATTCCCCATCACCTATATCAATTTCACATTCTAGATCTGCCTTGCAAACAATAGTCGCATCAGCTGATGCAATTATACATGATATGTTATTACTAGTAACTTTAAGTACACACATATCATTTAAGTTTGATACTGGTCCAAGAAAGCTGCTAATAAAATCCTTCTTATTTTTTATTTTTAATGTGGTCATATATACTCTGTATTATACCAGGTTTCCTTGTTATAATTAACTGACTATTATCAGTTTGCTGATTTTTTTTTTTGAGGTTGCGAGCATTCAATTTGTTCTGCGATTTTATCAACTTTATGGTGCAACCTATCTAACCTTGTTAGTATTTTATTAACTAAAGCAAATAATTCTGCCTTCTCATCTATGTCAAAGTTAAATGATAATTGATTATATTCCACTACATTCATAAGAGCCGTTGCTGCATCAACTGGTATAGATGCAGCAACGGTTACTGGTATAGAAGCAGCCGAACTTACCGGTATGGCGGGTATGATTTCTTCGCGTGTTGTATGAACTAACTTTTCAATATGCTGTCTTATTTCATTACTTTTATTATTACTGAGAGTAGAAGATGCTCCGATAACATTACTGTCTAGTTTTTTAGTCTCCCCGTAGATATTACCCATAAAGTTAATTAAAACATCACGCTCTTCTTCTGTTGTTAATACTCTTTCAAAACTAGTGGGCTGTTGCGGTGAGCTCTCTATATTTTCCATAATTATTTTTTTTAAATTACAGATCTAAGCCAGCTAGCAAGTCTTGGATTTCAGCATCGTCGCTTACAGTGACTGGCTTAGCCTGCTCTGTGACTACTGCAGGTTTATTCATAATATCCGCAGCGGTCGTGTTAGCAGTTAGTTGACCTGGTAGACTTTCGCTACGCTCGGAATCTGCATCCTTACATAGGATATGCTCACTTACCATTTGCTTAAGTTCATCATAACTCTTGAACTTAAAAATAGTCGCGAGTTCTGTAGCTGACTTATAAATATCTGCAAACTTAGATTCTTCAAGACCCTTAATTTCAGTAGGGAAAGAGAATTTGGATGAAACATATGTCGGGTATTCGCCTTGCTTATCAACAATAATCTTAAAATTAACCCCCTCTGGGCTTAAGTCAAATACTCGAGCTCCGAGATCTGCAGAATCTTCACCATTAATAGCACTAGTAATAACTTTGTGTAACTGCTTACCATATCGTAATACCATTACTTTACCGTTATTATCTGGGGTAACCGGGTCATTAACCACATACACGTTAACTAACCATTTTTCAGAGCGAAGAATCTTACTTGCATTTGCTTGATCTACGTCATTACCTCTATATAGTTTATATCGATATTCTGCGATAGGATCTCTCTCATCGAAAGTCTGGGGAGATAATGCACTGACATACTGACCAGTTGCAAAGCTATTCCAACCATGTTGAAAGTAGTGAAAGAATGTATTCTTAGGATCGACAGAGTAGGGTAAGATACGAACGGTATATGTATTACCTGGTTCAGTTCGTAAGATATTGGTGGATGCAGACTTATCATCACTAGAAGCGAGCGCGTCGCGAATTGATTCAAACATTGATTTTGTTATTGTATTTGTATTCATATTTTAATTATAGTATATTATTTTGTGTTTTCAAGGTATGTTTTAAACATACCTATATTTTTTTTTGTTTGGTTAGCCGTATAGAGCTTAGTTCTCAAATAGTTGATTCTAGCTAAATACGGTGAGTATATTTGTTTAATGTTATAATCTAACTTCGTTATTATAGTTTCAAATTCCGAGAAAGCAAATAATATGTATATATTAATTTGTCTATTTTTTATATGGGATAAAAATATGTTATAAGCCGATCCAGTTTCCATAAATGTTATATACGTTTTTATGGGTATGTTTTGATCTTTACAGTAATTATGAATATACAGTATACTGTCTTTTATTTTTTGTAAACATTGCTTACTATCCGGATTAGATATCAAATAATTATCATTATACTTGGTATATGTCGAGATTGCTTTATGAGAACAAAAAAAGCTTAAATCGAAATGCTCTTCATCATATACAAAAAATGGAGCTTCAAAAAAACTATTAATATTAATATGAGGGTGCTTATTAAAAAATTTACTAAGCTTTACCACTGCCGGGTAGTCTTTATGTACATTAAAGTTATTAAAATCTTTTCGTAACCGGAAAGGTTTATTATTGACAGCTCTTGAAACTGCTAGGTATGTATTATATACTCTTTTATCGAATTCTTCCACCACTCTATAATAGAGGCGTTTTCAGCTTATTCAAGTACTTTGTTATATATTTACTTTTAGTAATTGAAGGTTCCATTTCAATAAATTTTTTAACAGCAACAAATTCACTATCTTCATTTATATGTTCCATGTAAATATGCCTGAGATTTGGATTCTCTAATATTTTTAAAAAAACAGTAGGGAAGTTCATTTTTTTACCATTTAAAATTGATACTAGCGAGCAAAATGATAAGAAGGCGTGCCTAAATTCATCATTTTCAATATTTTGTGCCGGTGTGTTAGTTAGCATGGTTGTAAAAGTTTTGTTAAATTAATTATCTTATCACTTAATATACATCCAGCTACATCAGGTTTACCACCACCTATTGATAGATGCTTTGCTAATTTTCCTAAATCTATACCGCATGTTTTATTCTTTCTTAGAAGAGTTACTTTTTGCTGTAAATTTAATAAGATAACAATATCACTATTAGTACATTTAATAATACTATCTGCTAGCGCATGTGGATTATTTTCAAAAAATACTCCCACTACAGAATAGATAGTATTGCCTATAGTTATATTACCAGAATATAACGGGGTATTTATATTATATTCTGGTATAGTAGTATACTCAGCTATAAACTGTTTAATAATATGCAATGTTTCTATATCAGTCATTCTACATATTATTTAGTTCCCTTGTTTAATTACTCAACATACCTAGCACAGTAGATAATTCACTTAGGTCACCATCATCATTTAACGACACATCTTCATGAACGGTTAATGTCTTAGAATCAAGTCTCATTTGATTACTACCAAAATTTGGGCCGAATCTATTTTTCATAATATGAATACTAATAATATTAAGTTCTTTATCTTCATCACTTTGAGTAATACCTATAATAACATCAGCAGTTGCAGCTAATCCAATACTCTCGCCAATACTATCTAGTTTAGGTATATCGACGTCATAACCTGATCTGTTAAGTTGCGTTGCACTAATAATAGGGCAGTTAAACTTATATGTTAAAGCTCTAATCTCTTCTGCTGCTGATTTAATTCTTTCATACATATTAGTGTTCATCGAACCCTTAATTAGGTTAATATAATCTAATACAATTGCATCTACTTTAATACCTTTTAACTGTAACGTTTTAATGTAGCTAGCAATTTGCTGGGAGGTAATTGTATTTGGTGGGAATTCCTTAATTATAATCTTACCAAAATCAGGAGATTTATTCATCTCAGAGATAGTGTGTTTGAGAGTAGCAGCTTCATCTGCTAAGCTTGCAATGGGTATTTTCGTTATATCTGATGCTAAGCGACAGCCATACATTATATCACTCATTTCGAGAGATATAACAACTACATTCATACCTTGTCTACTTATATTAACGGCGATATTACCTAAGAATATACTCTTACCTACATTTGTCTGACCTGCAAATACATAAAATGCTCTGCCGTTAGACTTAAACCCACCATCAAGCTTTTCATCCAGCCATGGCCATAAAGTTGAAATTACAGGTCGATCACTAGTTATCTCGTCAATTAGAGTATCTATATTATCAAATAAATCTAACCCAATATCATTTTTAAGATCAATTTGACAGCTTTTTTCAAAACGCTCTAAAATATAACTAGTATCTACTTTACCCTGCGTTATATCTTCCGCTACCTCCATCATTGTATGGTATATTGACCGCTCTTTAAGGTACCTCTCGGTATTTTCTAATAACTCATCATTATTTAAATTTTTATCAATTTCATTAAACACTCCCGATACGGATCTAAAAGCCTCTTTAACGTCGTCGTTAACAAGATATGTTTTAAGTTCGGTTATAGTAGGTGGTACACCCCTCTTATTAAAAAAATCTTTAATAACCGTAAATATAATTTTAATATTCTTATTTGCTATAATAGCGGGGTCTACGTGACTAATAATATCTGAGAGATATTTGGCATCAGTTAAACTCTTATAAATAAGAACCTTTTCGAAATAATCTAAATCTATTTTTTCCATTTATTAATAAAATACTCTTGCCCGTTATAAAATTCTTCATCTGGTTTAGTTAAACCCGGACTCTGGTGGATAATAGGTATATCCACAACGCCTATTTTAACGTTGTTCCTATTACACTCAAGTGAGAAGTCCATATCATAGTAATGAAATTTAGATGGATAAGATTCATCAAACTTTACATTTCCAGGTAGCTCTTTGATATTAATACCAATAAATACACCGTCAATAACTAAGCATCTACTAGGCATAGGCCCGAACGAAGTATACATATAGGACTCTTTATTACCGTGTGCAACACACCCTCGATGATCTTGCCTCTCTGACATAAGATGCCACAAAGCAGGGCTGCCGATTTTGCAAGAAATAGCACCAGCAAGCCCAAACACAGTGTAATGTCTCGCGCTATCCAGTAAACGAGTTCGTAAATCCCTCGTGTTAACATATACATCATCATGCACAAAAACCGCAATATCAATATTGTTGAGTCTTGCGTCGACTAGGAAACTGTTATAAAGCGTTTGTAAGCTTTTAGTATTTTTCTCTTCATAATGTACATCAAATGGCATTATCGGTCCGTAATCCGCTAAAGTTTCATTTAAGGATTTAAAAATGGATGTATCTTCTTTTTTACCTTTAGTTGCTGTATAGATTTTTATATTATTCATATATATATTTTTATTATATATTAATTGGCCTAGATTTCAATATATTTGTACAACTTACTATCTTTATTTTTTCTTTGGTGATTTAGGTTCGTTATGATACGACCTATCATCAAGTTCTGGTCTCGTCTCTCTAAACTCGATCATACCCATTATGTTCCAGAGAGCTTCACTTAAATGATCTTCACTACCATCCCCTACCCAATCCGCCATCAAATGTCTCATTGCTGAATCATATAGCACAGAATGCTTCATACCTAATTTCCAGTTATGTTCATTATACGCTTCAGCCCCTTGTAAATATCT